TCTGCCCACCCTTGTCGCTGTCCAGGCCAGCATCCTTCAAGCTACCAGGCTGACGTGCGGCTGCGTCGACAGCTTTCGCCACAGCAGCTGCTTTGCGATCAGTGCCGACCTGCGCGGCGCCTAGCCCTGGCTTAGCCGTTCCGGCAGTATCCGTTTTGGGCGTGTAACGTTTCATGACGGACTCCGTGGCCTTGGCCAGCGCCTTGCTCGGCGACAGGCGCTCGCGCTGCATCAAGCCCTGCTGCTTGTCGAGGATGTCATCAACGATATCCTGGTCAAACTCCTCGGATGCAGTATTCAGCACAGGGTACTTCTCTTCCAGGCGCTCGATCGTCAGCTCCATGCGCATGTCTTCCAGCGCCTGGTCCTTGTCCTGCGAAGATAGGTGCCCGGCCTCTGCGATAGCGATGCGACGGTTCAACAGGTCTGCCTGAGCGGATAGCTGGGTAGCCTTCTCTTCGTCGCCGTCGAGCAGTGCCTTACGCTCCTGCTTGCGCAGCTCGACTACCTCTGCGGCAGCCTTATCGAGGTCTACTGTGCGGGTGATCTGCCTCTGCTGTTGCTCGATCTCTGCCAAGCGGCGCTCAGCGGCTTCGGCGCGTGTGCGTTCCTTGCTCACCTGCTCATCGAAGCGGGACTTGGGGATGAATTTACCGGTGTCCGGGTCGCGCGCAGCATCGCTTTTGTCGGTCGCTTTCGCACCTCCGGCAGCATCCTCAGCGAGCTTGAGTGCCGCAGCCGCGGCATCTTCTTCGTCCTTTAACGCTGCGGCAGCTGCTGCTGCGGCTGCGTCTTCCACGGATGTGTCCGGAGGGGCGAACTTGTCGCCACGGTCCACAACACCGCTACTGCCATTGTCGTCGGCCACGTCCATCAAACGGCGGAACAGGGACTGCATACGTAGATTCATTCTAATTCTCCTGGGGGTTGTTGTGAGGCTTGAGCTTGGGCGAAGGCTGCGGCCCTGCGCTCTTGAGCGGCTTGTTCCGCTTCTTTTTCACGCATGGCCATCTCGTGACTATGCGCTTCCTGCTTCAGAGCAAATTCCCGCTCTTTCAGCGATTTTTCATGCTCGTGCTTGTCCCGCTGTAACGCGAACTCTCGCTCCTGCTGCTCTCTGGCAGCATCCGGGTCTTCTCCACCTGCTTGTGCCGACTGCGCTGCGATGCCGACCTTTGCAGCATCGACGTTGATCAGTGCCAACTCGCGCTGTGCCTTTGCTGTCATGAGCTTTGCATCGGCCTGCTTCTGCTCGCTCTCGGCCTCTTCCCTGCTGACCTGTGCTTCCTGCATGCGGGACTGCAACTGAGCAGCCTTCTGGGCTTCCGGGCTGTCCGTGGAAGCGGCCATCTGCTTGATAATTTCCGCCTTACGCTGCAGCCGGCTGGCCTCGATGACCACGCTGTCCGGTATCTGGATACCGCGCTCGCGCATGGTCATGACCTGGTCGAACTGAGAGTCTTCCAAGCTGGCCCGGTACGGCTGCGAGCTAATAATGATGCTGTACTCACCGAGTGTGAGGTCGTTGACAATCTGCCCGTCGGCCTCGTTGTACTGATTCACCGTCATACTCTCGGCCTGCTGCGTCACGTCATCATGTGTGATGGTGATGATGCGTTCCTCGGTATAGAACTCCTGTACCATGTCCAGCACGTTCCGCGCCAAGATGTAATCGGTGCGTTCGAGGTTGTCCATGACCTTCGTGGTGCTCATAGAGCCGCTGTCACGGTTCGTCTGGATAGCCTTTGCAGCAACGTCTTCTCGGCTGAAGCCCTGCATGGCGTCGTTGACGTTGCTAATACCCTTGATGTGTTCCTCGGCTTTGTAGCTGAGGCGGTCAAGACCTTGCGGCGTGGCGTTCGGAGTAATTTTTTCGGCGCCGTCGAGCTTGTCCAGCTCCAGCACCAGACCGGTAGCAGCGCCCTGCTGCTCCAGCTCCTCGATCGACATATTCTTCAGCGACCCCGTAACCACCTTCCAGCCGCTGTTGGCGGTGGTGTTCACTACGTGAAGCTCCTGACTCGTGGTCTTGTTAAGCAGCTCCTGGGAGCCGAGCAGGTTCTCTACCAGGCCGATGGTGTGACCGTAGCGAAAATAAGGGAAGTACGGGATGACGGTGAAGTGCTTGTAGGGCGACCAATCGTCGTGCAGCACGACGTTGTCCGCCGTGACCGTCCAACGCACCCGCTTGACTAACTTCTTTGTAGTGGAGAGCTGACCTCGCGCCTTTTCCAGCACCGAGGCTATCTTGTTCCTGTCCCAGGTGGCAGGAATTGGGCGCATGTCACCAGTCTTGATGTCTACGAAGTGCAGCTGCTTATCAAGGCGCCGATACTGACGATCAAGCACGCGCACATTACGACGGACTTGATAAGGTTCCACCACTCCGTAGTATCCTGCGAGAGGTAGTACCCCACCGAAGCGGTCACGTACACGCTCAATAGAATCATAGCCGTAAGGGAAAGCCGATCCATCCTTATCCTTGAGGTACTCAGCGTCATCTTCGGAGTAAATCGTGGCTACGTCCTGCGTGGTGAGCCACTTCGTGACAAACACGTCGTTCCAGCTGTCAGGGTCGTATTCCTCAGCATCAGGGTCGATCACCACGTTCTTGCTGTTAACGTTGATGATGCGTACCTCGCCCTGCATGCTGTCCGTGAAGTCCAGCCGGGCGTCGATGAAACCGCGCGAACGGATGATTCCGTCGGCAAATAGTTCAGAGCGCGTCCATGGGAGCTGATTGTTCTGTGCGATCTGCATCCACACCTTCGTCAGCGCCTCGGCGGTCTCGCTGGGGCTGCCTGCGGAAGGTCGAAAGAGAACTTCAGAGCGGTTGTAAATCTGCTCGCCCATCAGAGTGCCGAGCGTGGAGATGATCTTGTTAATCGTGAGAGCTGGCCGGCGTGCGAGTTTCAGTGCGTTGAGGTCATCTACACTCCATTGCTCACCACGAAAAAAACATTCGCACTTCTCTGCTTTGTCGATGAAATCGAGGTGGCCTCGATCACGACAGAATTGAAAACGAGTCCATTGCTCAGTTGCAAGTTGAGTGTCAATCGGCATGGATAATCACCGTCTCTGCACTGCGGGCTTCGCGCAGACCTTCGTAAAGTTGTTTGAGGATGTCTTCATCCTCGCTCAAGAGTACGCCACGATTCCACAGGTAGTTGTCGTCGTGGATCGCACCCTTGTAACGAGCTGCGCCGGCTTTCACCGCATGCTCACCGATTTCGATGGTCGGGAAGCCCACGCCGCATATCGCGTCGACCAGAAGTGTCTTCATGCTGATCGTTCTGCCATGGGGTGACCTGCTGTGATGAATAGCCGAGACTCTAGCAGAGTTTGTCATAGTGTGCAACTTCAAGCCGCCATGTGTCCACCGCGCCCGCCGTCGATGTACTGACCGAGCTTATCGCGCCAGCTCTCCAGTTTCTTAGGCTCGGCGAGTTTTGGTGCACTCTTGCTCAGTGTGAGACGTACCGCCCACGCGAGGCTGTCCACCTGGTCGTCGTTTTTCCCAGCAGGGAAGCGCAGCATTTCACGCTGCAGCGCAGGGAACCACGAGGCATTCTGCGGGAAGTAGACCTTGCCGTGTTGCATCCGGCCTTTCAGCGGCATAGCCCTCGCCTTCTTGTCCGTAAGTGGGACCAGGAGCTCGTAGCTGGGGTAGACCTCACGTTCATGGCAGCGCTTTTCGAACTGCGCGCGCAGGGTTTTCCATATCTGCCCGTCCTCGAAGCCGAGCAGCGTGGACTCCCACTGCAGATGGTAGTCGATGATGATCTCGGTGATTTCAATACTGTCGTCAGAGCGGAAGCGCAGCACGTCCAGTACGTACAGGTTATCGTACTCATCCTGTAGCAGCGTAGTACCGACTGTCCAGTCGTTGCTCTCGCCCTCTGTGATGGCGAAGTCCCATGCCTGATAGACGTAGCGCCCGCGTCGATCAGGGCGGTGGGCATAGAGCCGAAACATGTCCTTGCCGAAGAAGATACCTTCGTCAGGCGTCGGATTCTGCTGGTAGAGCGCGTCCCACATGCGCTTCATCCCGGCGGCGATATAGTTAGCCTTTTTCCTGAGCAGGGCTGCGGTGCTGTAGCGCGCAGGATGAACAGCCGTGTTGTGTGGTCGCGTCATGGTAGCGCCTACAGGAACCGGTGCTCCAGGAGGTATCTCCACGATGGTGTCGTCAGCCAAGATGTACTCGTCGCCTACCTCGTTGATAGCAGGGTAGCGCACAATCTCGAACTGCTCGCCCTCTCCCCCTGCCATGACCTGCTGGATGCGCCCTGCCCAATCATTTTCACTCCACCAGGTCATTATTCCCAGCACGCCTCCACCGGGGGCGAGGCGCGAGTGCGCTGTGGAAATGTACCACTCCCACGTAGCGTCGCATTGCAGCTGACTGTCGGCAGCCTCAATGTCCTTTACCAGGTCGTCGAGGATCAGGATGTGGGCGCCGCGCCCCGTAATCGCCGACCCTACGCCCGCTGCGAGGTATCCGCCGCCTTCGGTGAGGTTCCAGTTCTCAGTGCTCTGGCTCTGAGGGTCGAGGACGGCATCGGAGAATACCGCGTGGTAAGCAGGGTCTCGTAGCAGGTCACGTATATAGCGGGAAAAAGATAGGGAGAGGCTCGTGGTGTGGCTGGCTGCGATGATTTCCCAGTCTGGATGTTGCCCCAATACCCACGGGGTGAAGTGACGCGAACCTATTTCCGATTTCCCCATCCGTGGTGGGCACATTAACAGTAGACGGGGCTCCTCGCCAGCCTCCACAGCGCGCAGGAAACGCTCAAGACGCCGGCAAATGTCTTTATGGACCCAGCCCGCGTCGTATTTTGGGCGAAAGCGCTTGATAAAAGGCAGCAGGTGGCGCCGCGCGAGTGTGCGGGCGGCCAGTTCGGCCTGCGGATTGGCCTTGGCGGCAGCTGCGTCGAATTTTGGCGGAGTGTAGGGGTCTGGCGAGGCTTCTATTGGTGTTGCGACAGATTTTTGTACTTTCTTCGACTTAGCGGCGGGTTTTACCGGCGTTTCCTCCACCACGCGCCCTTCGTCATGGCAGAACGAGCACACCACACCAACGAATGTCGCAGGGTCACGTTGAGCGAGGCAGGCTGGGCAGGTGATGTACTTAGTGCTCAACGCGGGAGCTCTCCCCTTCGATGATGTCCAGCAGCTCCTGGTCGCTCAGCTGGGCAAACTGCTGCTGCACGCGCTGCTGGTTGCCGGTAAGTTCGATGACCTTCTTCTCCGGTTCGTAGAAACCCAAGACTTTTGACACTTCACGTGCGCCAGCAATCATGGCGACGGGGTCAGCCATGGTGCGGGCCATGCCGATTGCATCGAGCATGACCTCGATCATGTCTGCGCGCTTGACCTGGGTGGCTGAGGATAGCTCGGATCGGGCGAAGTGCAGCGCATGCGCGACATCCTCGCTGCGTTCGATGACAGCCGGTGGTGATGCGTAGCCGGCAATCTTGGCGGCTTTCGCTCGGGAGTTTCCGTCGAGTACGGCTTCGACGTAAGCGTCCTGTCTCTCGGTGAGTTTAGATTTTGGTCGTGCCATAGCTAACAGAGTGTATCAGAGTACCTGGAAATTCTGCAAGTGTATGGCGTCGTCCGTATAGAAATCTGAAAAATATTTTGTGGAATTTTTGTAGGGGTTTTGTGGAATTTTTGTAGGGGTTTTGTGGAATTTTTGTAGGGGTTTTGTGGAATTTTTGTAGGGGTTTTGTGGAATTTTTGTAGGGGTTTTGTG